ATGATCTGGCATCTACTCGACGCCGAATACAGGCGAGTTGCTAAGGAAGAGGATATTCCAATGGAGCAACTCGTTGAGGAAGTCTCACAAGCCACTCGCTACACCCCTCGGATGATCTACAACCACCGTTCTGGCAAGTGGCCGCTGCCCGCAGAGCTAATCTCCTACTACTGTATGCGCTTCAAATCCCGCGTCCTGATCGACGCGCTGGTCGCGCAATGCAATCGAGTTTGCCCCGTCGCTGTGCCTGATCAGTTCGACCTGGCGCGGCTGTCGAGCCGGGCCGTGCGCGACACCCTCTCGCATTACGAGCAGTTTCTTGACGCCTTCGATGACGGAAAGATCACGCCGGAGGAGCTTCAGCGGCTTGAAGCCAGCAGCACTCAGGTATTGACCACCGTTGAAATGTTTCTTGGTATCGCCCGCGCGGACTATGAGCGCAGGCAGGAGGCGAGATGTCAGAAGAATCCACGGAAATAACGATTATCCGAAGAGAGCTTTATCTCGAATTTCAAGCATATCTGACAGCCTTAACGAAGGCTTCACCCAACGAAACCACCAAACATAGTGCAAGGATTCGCTTCCTGCTTGATGAGGCTGACTTTGCTGCAACGCAGGGAGAAATCGCTCAGGACGATTGGATTTCTGTTCGGTGGCTCCGAGCGCGCGGAATCACTGAGGGTCAACTCTGGCATAAGAAGCGGCTGTTCAAAGATGGGAAGCCTGGGGGATGTGTTTTTCGGCACGTTTCTCATCGGGGGCATAAAGGCAGAGCTTTTGACGAAGTGCTTTTTTCCAGTCTTCCTGATGACTGGCGAAACCGACTACTTCAGTGACCGAAATGGCATGGCTTCCCTCTCGAAAGCCATGCCATTGAGAGTTGCCATTCGGTGTAGTGGCAAGGCTCCCGCTAAACACTGATGAAAGGGAACTTGCATATCAAACAGGAGAGACAACGGTGAAATTCAAAGCCATGCCAGCCATGCCAAATCGAGTCTTTGGAGTGGCATGGCTTCGAATCCAGTCTGTGTCAGATTGAGACACTATGAAAGAATGCATTGCTTTCGATGATCTTATCAAGGCCGGTGTGAGCCAACGGACGATCTCGCGCCATCTGTCGGAAGGCAAGTGGGCCTGTGAGTTAGGGCCGAAGCAAGGCAAAACCGGCCAACGACAGAAGCTCATTGTTGTCGAGACTATCAGCCCTAAATATCAAGCCGCCGTTCGCGCATACCTTCTCAAACAATCACTCATTGAACAAGAACAATCACAGATCAACAGGGCGGCCTCAGACCCGGAGCCGGAACCCCTCCAAAGGGACATCCACGAACGGCTCTCGACTCTTCAGGCCGCGCTGTTGCGTTATCCTTTAATAGAACGCGACGCCTGGCTTCGTGAAATCGAACGCCTCGGCAAGCTCATCGAAAAATATGATTCAATCGATCCGAAACGCCGCGTCAATAAGACGACAGGCAAGCCTGAATTCCTCGCTTCTATAAATGATATATGCGAGGAAGCCGTCTGCACAGATCAGACCATCCTCGCTCGTGAGCCTCGCCGGGCGCAACGCCCTTCACCCCATACACTCGACGGCTGGCTTCGATCCTACCGTAAAGACGGCCTTCTCGCCTTTGTGCGGATGCCCGGAAAGAAAGCTGAGACTGACAATCGAAAGGCCAAGATCAGCGAAGCCGCCGCCGAGTGGGTGAATCAAAACTGGCGCTCCTTCCGCTCGCCACGCGCGCTCTACAGGGCGCTCGAAAAGAAAGCCAAAAAAGAGAGATGGACGATTCCATCTGAAATCTGGATTTATCGCAAGTGGGAGTCTCTGCCCAAGCCCGTCAAGGTCAAACACATTGAAGGCGAAAAAGCCTACGTCTCGAAATATGCGCCCTACGTTCCCCGCGACTACTCAGACCTCGACGCGCTTCAGGTTCTCTGCGGCGATCACTCGCAACGCGATGTGTTCGTTTTGATGCACGACAACCTCATCGCTCGTCCGTGGTTTACCGTGTGGCTCGATCTGCGCACCTACCTGGTATGGGGCTGGCATCTCGATTCTGTCCCATCCTCTCATACAGTTGGCGCGGCCTACGCCAACGGCGTTCGCACATTCGGCGCGCAGCCTTTCTCTCGACCTGCTGAAAATTATTTCTCCTACTGGTACACGGATCAGGGCAAGGATTACAAGAGCCGAAATTTCAACAACGAGATTACAGTCCATCGGCGCGCTTTCAATCTCGAAGGGGGCATCGAGGTGATGAGAGTCCAGCAGAAGGTTGGCTATCTCAATGACAATGACGTGAAACGCATACTGGCGCGCGGCTACAACGCCCGCGAAAAAGCAGTCGAGCGCATCTTTCGTGATTTCTCTGATTGGGAAGAAAACACCTTTGACGAATACTGCGGGCGCAACACAGTCGACCGGCCTGATCGATTCCGCAGGATGTATGCCGACCATCAACAGTTTATGAGAGGCAAGCGTGGCGAGTCGCCTTTCATCGGCTTCGAAGAGTACCGCGAAGCTCTGGCCGGATTCATTCAGGAATGGAACAGCAAAGAACATGAGCGCGCGACACTTGGCGGCGCGCGGATCGTCCCGCTCGAAGAGTTCGGGCGGCTCTACACTGTCCGTTATGAGATTCCTGAAGACACATTGGCAATGCTTTTGATGAAGCCTGCGCAGTGTATGATCCGCAAAAACGGCGTGCGAGTGCCTGCCCTCGGCAAAGACTTTTATGCCTGCGATGAGATGATTCCCTACAAGGGAAATTACATCGAGGTTCGGTGGACGCCCGACGATTATGATCACGTCTGGTGCATCCTCCCCGACAATCCGCCTGAGACACGCATAGTGCAGGCAAGGCGTGTTGTTCCAACCTCGCTCATCAATCCGAATCAGGAAGTCATCCGCGAGCGTGTCACAGCGCAGGCCCGTGAGCGGAAATACATACGCGAGTACGAGCCGTTGAATTCCGCCACTCTTCGCATTGAAGAAAACACACAGGAAGCCGCGCAGGAAGAAGAAGAGCCATTGCGAGCGGTCGCTTCGGGGGGTTCCCCGGCGCGGGTGCAAAAGCTGACTCGTTTCGACGGGCCAAAGCAGCGAGCGATTGAAAAGAAGCCAGTGACAGCGAAAGACGTGGCCGCGGTCGAAGCGGATGAATCCATATTCGACAGCGCGCCTCAACGCGGGCGAGTTATCGAGATGTGGGAGAAAGGAGATGGAGATGAAGACTGAATCTTTTATCAGAACGCTAGTGACTCTTGAGGAAATGCTTCCTCGTGAAACTCCTGAAGGTTGGAATCCAGAAGCAATAGAGGGTGTCGTCAAAGCCTTGCGTCTTGCAGTGCAAGGCGGCGTAGAGGATCAGCTTTGGTGGCTTTGCAGACCGTTCAGTGAGCAAGTCGCTTTGCAGAGAAATCTTGCGATCAGACAGCAAACAGACTCAGAGGCAACGGACATAGCCGAGCGTTGGGCAAGCCAGCCGGAAGAGGTAGAGAAAATTCAGATAGGCGAGACGGTTTTCAGTCTCAGCGTGCGCGGGCGTGTCCTCTCAAGCAAAAGCCCGCGACCAGAAGAGGGGGAATGATTATGAGAGCAGTAATAGAACAGCAGGGAAAAACTTTCTACGTCGTGGACGCGGAAACGCGATATTGCTTCGGCACAGCTACCTATCGGACGACGGCGCTGGAAGTCGCTTTCGCGGTCAATGAAGTGATGATGGAGCTAGAGGGAACAGGGAACAGGTTACAGGTTACAGGGAGGAACAGCGATGTCAACAACTATGGAAGAAATGGCTGAAGAAGCTGATCTGGCTTATGAAGTCGAATCGTGCGCCAATCGCTTGCGGGAAGTGGCAGAGCGATTGCGCCGCGAGCCGTTCTCCGCAGTGGTGAGCGAGCTTGCAGCGATCAACGCTGAGTTGTCACGCGCGCTGTCTGAGGGGATCGACCAGCTTATAGGTGACAGGTGATAGGGGACAGGTTACAGGGAGGGAATTCCTGTCACCTGTTCCCTGTTCCCTGTTCCCTATGTCAAGTTGGCGGGTGGCGCTGTGGGGAGAGCAATCCCGTAGGGGATATCCGCGAGGCAGCGCCGCTCGCCTGGTAATGCGGAGTGAAGAATGAGTGTCAGAGTAAGAAAATTTTGCTTGTGCGGATTCAAGCCTGAACGGAACGTCGCCGATGAAGAGGCGGCTCGCGCACTCGTCTCGGTCTTCAGGCTCGAACATTCTGGCACTGGACACGGCCCGACAGACCAACAGGGCTACAGGCTCGCGGTCGCAAGAAACGCACTCTCGGATTGTGCGAAGGAAGTCGGGCCGATAATCGCGGCGATCAATCGCGCCCAACAAACCGACGGCAGACGGACTCACGAATGGGTCAATAAGTTCGGGCTTGTTTTCTGCTCGGTATGTCTTGTTGTGAGAAGCGAGACGGAGGGCGACTGCAAAGGTGCTGCGCTTGTGCTATACCGCGACGCCGTGCCGGTGCTTGTGCGAAAGAAAAGCGGGAATAGGGAATGAAGCAAAAGGCTGACATCACACAGGCTGAGTGGCATCCGGTTTATGGCTTCAACACAGAAGTCCACCTGATGACTCGGCGCGAGTACAAACGGCGAGTCGTGGCCAGGATCGCCAGCGACCGCCGCAAACGGAAGGGGGTGATGAGAATGCCAGAGGAGCAGGCCGAGCTTGTAGCGAAGTTCCCTGATCGTGTGGCGGCTATCGTCGGCAAGACTTACGCAGAAATGGGAGACGCGCACATTCTTGCCGACGATGAAGCTCTCAACAGGATTCGCGATCTACTCCTCGAAATCGATGAGGAGATCATAGGCCGAAACAAAAACAAAAGGCTGGGTCGTCGCTGATCCCGCCCATCTTTGAAGATGGAGCGCGCCAACGCTCCATCTTCTCATCAGCGTAACACTTGGTTGCCCGCCATTATCAATCAACCGGGAAACCAAGTCTATTTCAAAAAGGAGAGTAAATTGCAATGAAGGGAAATGGCAAGATCAATGTCGTAGGCCCCCCGCCGCCCGGTGATGAAGAGTTGCGATTGTGGCTTGTGGCATACATCGAAAAGCATTCTCATCACACGACGGCTGTGCTGTCGCGAAGCGAGTACATCGGCCAGTCACGCACCGCGCTCGACGGCTACCTCGCAGGCACATACTTTCTTCCGACCGAAAGCGGAGGACAGGGAGTGCGGCCTGAAAACTCCAAGCTGGAAAAGCGCATCCGTGATTTCCGTGAGCGCGTCGAAGGCACAGTTCGACATGGTTATGAAAGCCGGTTCGTTGAAACCCGCTCGTGGAGCCAGCTTCAGCACGCCTGTAACACGGCTATCGATGAGAGCGCAATTGTCGTCGTCTACGGCAAACCGGGAGTGGGCAAGTCGCGTTGCCTGCGCGAGTTCGCCATCAACAAGATGACGACTCAACCGCTTACTATTCTCTGCTCGGCTAACATCACGGCGCGATACTTCGTCCAGAAGCTCGCCCGCGCGGTCGGCCTCGACGACAAGCCGCCGACTGCAAAGCTTGAAGATTCGATTGCCGAGAAATTGAAGCGATCACCGCGCCCGATCTTCGTTGACCAGTCGAATTACCTTTCAGAAAAGTCTCTCGGCACGATTTGCTACCTGTGGGAACTGGCGCGAATCCCTGTCGTGCTTGCCGGGACAAAAGACCTTTACGACCTGTTCATCACCTCACGTCTGACAGAAGACGTGCGCGCTCAATTGTCTTCGCGCGTGGCAATGCACTACCCCCTTTCTGAGTTGGGAGTCGATGAAGCGAAGGCGTTGCTGCGCCGCGCGTTGGGAGCAGACGCAACGGATGAACATATCGCTCAAATCCTGAAAGTCACAGGCGGCATTTTCCGCCACGTCGATATGTTCCTCCCGCGCTTTCTTGAACTGCGAAAGCGAAATCACACCAGGCTCGAAACCGGCGCGATTACGATGGAAGCAATCATCAACACAGCCGGATCGAGGCTGATGACAGCCTGACGGGGGATAGGGGATGGGGTCATCACTCATCCTCTTCAACTCAATTCAGGAGTTTCAATGAAGAAGAAAACTTATCTCAGAGAACGCGAGCGACAGCTTGAAACCGTCAGGGTTTTGCGACGGGAGATGATCGTCTGCGGCGATTGTATGGGTGACGATCTCCTGCCTCGTAAAACTCACCTGACCGATAGCGGCGTCTGCGCGCAGTGTGGCGGACGAAGCTATGTGCTGGCTTCGTTGTTGTGCGCGCGGCTGGGCGGCGAGTTGATGCTCGCTCGACTGAAAGAAAAACTTCGCCTGCTCAAAGAAGGCGATCAACCCGAATCACCGATGATTCATTAGCAGTGGTCGGTGGTCGGTATAGGGAACAGGTTACAGGTTACAGGTTACAGTTCCGGAGATTTCCCCTCTGTCACCTGTTCCCTGTCACCTGTAACCTTCTGACTCCTGACTCCTGGCTTCTAACATAGGAGAAAAACAATGGGAACAGCAACAGTCAGTTACTCAAGTCAACAGCGACGGATTGCCGAGATACTCTCGAAGCAACACGGCATTCCGAAAGACGCCATCTACTTTCTCAACCCTAAAAAACCGGATGAGCCGTGGCTCCCGGCATCGGCCTTGATGACCATCGCGCGCCGGTCGCCGGAGGTGAAAACCATATCTGAGCGGTTCGACCAGTTTATCGAACCCTTGAAGCAGGTTGTCTATGTGGCGACGGTCATACTCAACAACGACCGTGTTTTTGAGCGATCAGGCGTAGCTTCGCTCGATGAGAAGTTGCCCGAAGATGAAGAGGCGGATGCTCACCGACTGGCCGCGTCTCGCGCAATTCGCAACGCGCTCGTGGCTGCCGGGATCGATCCGATGCGACACCCGCGCACTCCTATAGCAACCTTCGCTGACACCAGAGTTGACGATGCCGAGAGCCGCGCCCGCGATCTGTCGCGCATTCATTTGCTCGCAGGACAGAAGGCGCTAACTCCCGGAAAGCCAGCGTTGATCAAATTCGTCGGCGGCTGCAAAGACGCCAGCGATTACAAACGCTGGCTCTATGAGCAAACCAAACAGCTTGGCCGCGCGGTCGATAGCGCGGGCGAACTCAATCAACAGGAGCGAGCCTGCATCATCTCGGCTCTCGAACAACTGCCTGATGCGGAATTGGTTTAGGTGACAGGTTACAGGGAACAGGTTACAGAGAGGGAAGCTGATGGATAGCCAAACTTCAAAGGACATTGAAGGTTATCGCGCTGCGATCAGGCGCGCGTGGCTGCCTGTTGTGGGCCGTAAAAAGCTCACCAGCCACGAATGGAAACTGATCTCAGAATGGTACAGCGAAAGCCTGCCGCTCAACCTGATCCTTCAGGCAATCACTAATTGCGCAGGGCGGGCGCGTTCTCTCCACATCGCTTTGCATTCGCTCGGAGTTATACGCGCCGATCTGGAAAACCTGAAAGCTCAACGGGCTAAATCTCAGGTCGGCGCGCAGCAGCTTCGTGACTGGCTCGCCAGATACAAGGAAGACCTTACTGATCTTGTCGCGTTGGCCGACGACGAAACGGAGCGCGCAGCATATCAGGCGCTTTTGAATGACTTGCCGCGCTTGACAGAAGTAGAAGCAAACAAACGATGGCGAGCGATTCAAAGGCAGATGTCAGATGTTAGAGGCTAGATGTTAGTGAACAGAGAGCCGGAACAATTGAGATTCAGCGTCTTCGAAGACGAATTGATCGATCCGCTTCGAGGTCACGAACTGACTGAGCAGGAAGCCTTCGTTGCAAGCCTGTTGCTCGACGCCTCGGCTGATCGTCCGCGCACTAATGAGGAATTGCGAGACCTGTTGCGCGGGAAGTTCTTCGAGGAATACAGCGAGCGCTCAATCAAGTCATTGATCCTCTCGCTCAGAGACGATCATTGCTTTCCAATCGTCGCCAGTAAAGCACCGCCCTTCGGTTACTGGTGGTGTCGCTCGGCTGCCGAAATGAAAGAGCAGTGGGATCGCGTGCGCGGCGAAGCAGTAGGGATGATGTCAACCTGGTCGCGCCTGATCAAACAACACTTCCCGGAGTTGGCCGGTCAACTCCGGCTCGATTTTATTGAAAGGAGTGATTATGAGCAGACAAGTGATTCTGCACGGCCAGACGGTCGGCCCTAGAAAGAATGTGCGCAAGGCGATGCTGGCGCGCATTAACATCGAGTTTCCAAAAACGAGACCTGATCTCAGGCACTCGCCTGACGAGGTGAAAGAAGCTCTCTATGATCTCTGTACCGCGGCTCTCAATAAGAAAGAGAGAGTAACTTCCTTGCGAAAGCTCACAGACAAGGAACTCGGTCGCGTGATCGAAGCGATCAAGGATTGTTTGCGCCAGCCTCAATTGCCTAACTCCAATGTGGTGAAAATATCTCAGAGGCGCGGCCTCTCGTGCGGCATCGAGCAGATGGGGACTGCCGAGACTGAAGCCGAGATCATTCACCTGTCTGGTGAAGAGCAGGTATGGGCGATCAATCAGGTTTTCGGTTTTCTCAAGTGGGGTAAGGAAGCGCGTGAAGGTTTTATGCGTCGTCGGTTCAATCGCACATCTCCGTCAATGCTTTCACCGGCAGATGCTAATTCGTTGCTTTACATCCTGATGCGCATAGCGGCGCGGAAAATTCTTACTGACGAAGAGGGTTTCAAGAAGCCGAATCAACAACAGATTGCCAGCCGCATTCCAGCGGTGAAGCAGCAGCTTGGCATTGGGAAGTCCAGAGGCTGACTCTCTGGACTCGAAGGAGTTGGCTTATGCAAATGGTCGTTAGGCGCGTCATCGGCAACAGGGTGATGCTGATCAATGAGAGTGAGGCAAGAGCGGTTTTACTGCCTGTCGATTTGTTGCCTGACGGCCTTCGCCTTGGCGACTGCGTTGAGCTTGCTGTGCTGCCTGATGTCAGGCGGCTCGAAGAAGTGCAGAAAGAGATAACTGACATCCTCAGCGGGCTTGCGAGCGGTGATTTCAAAGCGGCACGGCGGGCAACTGAAAAGCAGATACACGAGCGAGTGTTGAAGGCGCTCACTGAATTGGTGCGCGTGGACGATAACCGATTCTACCTGCGCAATCTCAGCCACGCGGCAGAGGCGATCAGTCGGGCGGTGGTCGGTGGTCGGCGGTCAGTTTAATTGGAGGCTCTATGACTACCTGCGAGGATTGTGGCGAGGAAGTGAGGCGACGAATTCTCTGCTATCACTGCGGAGATTTGGTTTGCCTTTGGTGCTGGCATCACGTTCACGGCTGCGGGCCGGGACACGGAACAGCAGAGTGTAACTCCCTGAAGCGATACAGGAAATATGGCAGGCCGTGGATCAGGAGATTACGAGCGCGAAGGATTCGATTGGAGGAACGATGCAGGACAGAATGATCGAGATAAAAAACAAGAGCCTGCTGCGATTCTCAAGGGAGGCATTGGCCTATTACATCGAGTTTACCACGATGAGGTTATGGCCCGCCAAGTCTGTTCTTGCCGACTTGAAAAAAATCGATGATCACTTTTCTTACCTGCGATCAACAGAGCGAAACCTCGCGCGCTGGAAACGAGTCGAAGAGATACAAGAAATCTTCCGCCGCGATTGCGACAAGAAACGGAAGATGAGCAATAGAAGGCACGCTCAACTGCTCGCAGAGTTGAAGAGCCTTTTTGCGTCTTTGGAAAAGTCTTATAAGAAAGGAAAAAGCAATGGGCGACAAGTCAAAAATCGAATGGACTGATGCGACCTGGAATCCGATTCGCGGCTGCTCTCGCGTGAGTGAAGGCTGCCGGAATTGCTACGCCGAGCGCGTGGCTGCGCGATTCTCCGGCGAGGGGCAACCATATCAGGGACTCGCGGTGATGACCGAAAGCGGCCCGCGTTGGACTGGCGAAGTGCGATTGATTGAAGAGCATCTCGAAGACCCGTTGCGCTGGAAGAAACCGCGCAGAATCTTCGTCAACTCGATGAGCGATCTCTTTCACGAGAAGGTCAAATACGAATGGATCGAGCGCATATACGAGATTATGCGCGCCGCGCATTGGCATACGTTTCAGGTGTTGACCAAGCGCGCGGAACGAATGAGGGACTTCTTCTCGATTTATCAAGCTGCGAAAGAAGACCTCTGACTTTAGGCAGAGGATGAATTTCGCGCCGTCTTCGTTCCTGCGTAAGCAGGGCGAAGCGGCTATGGTTTTCGCTACTGTAGTATTGAGGTTTTGCGGAGACTTCCGCCTTGCTGTTTAGTCTGCCGTATACTCGAATAGCTGTCCGGGCTTCACTTTCAGTGCAGAGCAAATAGCCGCGAGCGTTGAAACATCTACCCTTCGCTGCTCTCCCTGCCAAAGTCTGTGACAAATCGCATAGTTCAAACCTGTTTCGTTGGATAAAGCAAAAGGTGTTGTTATACCTTTCGCCTCCGCGACTTCTCTTATAATAAGCCTTACTGTAGCCATCTTGCCGTTCATAGTACCAAGCCGACTCGAAAAAATCAATAAAATAATATGCACATCTCCATACTTTTCTATTGACTTCCGCATACTGATTTTGTATTATGGTGATGTTGAAATTGATTACCGCATAGGAGATGAAGCAATGCAAAAGACGAACGAAACGAAGCAAAACGAAGCGAAGCCGGAATACATCACGCGCACAACTTGGAGTCACGGAACCCAAGTCATCGTAGTTGAGCGCAAGCAACAACCGATGCGCGTCGATGGTATCGAGATTTGAGCCGAGAAGCGGCGCACCTGACCTTTCCCCCGCGTCAGTGTTGCGCCAAAACAAATAGCTAGGGGAGCGAGTGAAACCAGCAAAAGTCACAACTCGCTCCCCGCAACCAACCTCGAAAGGAAGGTCATTCTCATGGGAACACAGCAGGACAAAGGCAAGCAAGCCGATAAGCAGTCCTATCAGCATCAATACGAACCTCCTAACCTGACCGAATCGGAAAAACTGCACGTCAAGAACCTCACCGATGCGAAAGTATGCAACGCCGAAGTTGAGCGAGTGGCGCGCAATATCGCATCAGCAATGGTCAACCCGCAGACCCCTAAAAAAGTCCGCAAATTCATCAGGGCGTATCTTGATGACCTGTTCCGTCTGGACACCACACAAACACCTGAAGCCGAACTCTGCCTGTATCCAATCGTCTGCCGCAAAATCAGCCAGATTCCCTTTGTTCCAGACAAAGAATGGATTGAGGCATTGACAGCAAACGACAGAAAGCGAGCGATACAGGCGACGAAAGAAGAGACTGACAGGCGACCACACAAGTCAGTTTCAGTTGAACTGGTTAGCCAGCTAACCGATGCCTTGTTCGAGTTAGACGCAAACCACGATGAAGAAAAGGCCGTTGCTCTCATCGCCTTGATTGTAGGCGTAGGCAATGAACCAAACCCGTCCGACAGAAGGCGACTCGTTGACACGGTTTCCCATCGCGCATACTGCCACGCCATCAGATACAGCGATGCAGAAGAAACCTTCACCCGCAAGGCTATCAAAACCAGCCGCAAGGGGCGCAGGTAATGAAATACGAATTGCAATCCGGCGCGCACTCGACTTTCCTGCTCACCTATCATCTGGTATGGTGCGTCAAGTATCGCCGCACGGTTTTGACGCACCGAATAGGCGACAGGCTCAAAGAAATGGTCGCTGACATTCTCAAAGAGCGCGATTGTCAGCTTGTGGCTGTAGAGACTGAAGTTGACCACATCCATGTTGTGTTCAGGTGCAAGCCTAGTGATTCGCTTTCGGAAGTAGTCAACAGGCTCAAAGGCGCGACGGCTTACAAACTCTTTCGAGAGTTCCCGACGCTTCGCAATCGGCTCTGGAAAGGGCATCTGTGGAGTCCGTCTTACTTTGTCGTCACGGTTGGCGGCGCACCTTTGGAAGTCATCAAGCGATACGTTGAATCGCAGAGAGTCAAGTAAATGCTCAAGGCTTTCAAATATCGAATCTACCCAAGCCGCGCTCAGGTGACAAAGCTTGAGCGCACGCTTGGGCTTTGTTGTGAGTTGTACAATGCCGGATTGCAGGAACGGCGCGACGCTTACCGCATCAGCCGCACGACGATCAACTACCACTGTCAAGCCGTCCAGTTGCCCGAAATCAAAGAGATTCGGCCTGAGTTGAACACGGTTCACTCGCAGGTATTGCAAGAGGTATTGAAGCGCCTCGACAAAGCCTTTGACGCATTCTTTCGCCGTGTGAAGACTGGCGATAAGCCGGGCTACCCGCGCTTTCGCGCTCGCGCTCGATATGACAGCTTCACCTATTCGCAGTCTGGATTTGCTATCGAGCATGGCAAGCTGCGGCTCTCTAAAATCGGTAAGGTGAAAATCAAACAGCATCGCCCCATCGAAGGCAAAATCAAGACACTGACCATCACCCGCACATCTACGGGCAAATGGTATGCCTGCTTTTCGGTTGAGTGTGAGATAGAGCCAATGCCCGTCACACTTGAGACGGCGGGCGTTGACTGCGGGTTGAAAGAATTTGCTGTGCTGTCGAACGGTGAGCCGATTCACAATCCTCGATTCTTTCGCGCCGAAGAAAAGCAGCTTGCCAAAGCTCAAAGAAAACTGAGCGCAGCGACTAAGGGCAGTCCAGAGCGAAAGAAGCGACGAAAGGTAGTTGCGCATGTTCATGAGCGCGTAGCCAACAAGCGCAAAGACTTTGCTCATCAAGAGAGCCGCAAACTCGTCAATCGCTATCAAACTATCGTATTTGAAAATCTGAACATACGCGGGATGCTCAAGAATCACTGTCTCGCCAAGTCCATCGCAGACGCGGCGTGGAATCAACTTGTCCTCTTCACAACGTACAAAGCGGAAGAAGCTGGGCGTCGTGTGGTGCAAGTCAATCCGCGCAACACAAGTCAGATGTGTAGCGGGTGCGGTGAGATAGTCCCTAAAAGTTTGAGCGTTCGTATTCATAATTGCTCAGGCTGTGGATTGGTCATAGACCGCGACCACAACGCCGCTATAAACATTCTGACTCTGGGGCTACAGAGTCTTGGTCAACAGACCATAGAAGCCGCGTCCTTCTAGGGCGCGGAGTAGTCACGACGAGAACGGCAACCCGGCGAAGGCTGAGATAGGAACTGCGGTTTACGATCTTGCGGCAGAGGGAACCTTTCAGGGCGTGCCGCCGCAGGGGGATTGAAGCAGGTGATCGAGGCGCGGGTTGCGCGAAAGAGTCAGCCGTTGGCTACTCAGCAAGTCGGGCAATTCCTCAAGCTCAACAAAGACACTCAATTCGTCAAGCCTTTCATCGATGCTATCGAATCGGTTCACGCGGTTGAAAACTTGCCTGTGCTTTCTGTCATTCGCACGCGATCTATGAAAGACCCCGGCCAGTATCTCCACGACGACAACGAAGCTCGGCGTCTGGCCATCAATAATAATCATTCGGAATGGCCGTTGACCTTCGTTCACGAGGTAGGTCATTTCCTCGATCATCAGGGAATCGGCCAGAAGGGACTCTTCGCCTCGGAGAAATCCAGATTGATGGTAGATTGGCGGCGGGCCGTGCAAAACAGCAAAGCATACAAACAGCTTCGCGCGCTTCAGAAGATAGATGTCACCCGCACTCCCGGCATCATCTCAATCGTCAAGCATATAGATCAGGGCGAAGTCCGTTACCTGCTTGAGCGGGGAGAACTCTTTGCGCGCAGCTATGCTCAGTTCATAGCCGTCAGGTCGCAGAACCGAGAGCTATTGAGATTGATCGATGCGATAAGGCATAATGAGGACAACATCTATCGCTGGGAGCATTGGATGGATGATGACTTCGCAGCGATAGCAGAAACTATAGAAAGGGTTTTGGCGAAGATCAGATGGCTGAAATGACTCAGCAAGAAGCGGACAGACTGCTCGAACTGCTGAAAGGAGAAACTGAGGTTAAGACCGATTTTCCGGGACTGACCGAAGACGAGGCGGTAGAGGCTATGCAAATTCTCTATCGCATCAGCGAGGATCGAGCGCGAACGTGGCTGGCTCGCGCACGCAGCGAGGTTCCGTATGGTTGCGTCAGAGAGGGTGAGGAAAACGCCGCCTGAAAATCTTTGCTTGTAATCTGAATGGCAAGAGCGTAATATAGCCCCGACATTGAGCGCCTGGGAGCGCCTTAATAGCAATTATAGAGGCCCATTGAGGCCCGACGATCTGAAAAGGTCGTCGGGCTTTTTCGCTTTATGCACAACTTCAACGGACACTGGATCGAGGTTTTTAGCGCGGGCAAACAGCGCGATCATCAAGGCCGCGAGTGGGACATCACTTCTGAGTTTCTGGAACAGGTTGCCTCTTCATACGATCCCGCGCAGCACGAAGCTCCCGCCGTCATCGGACACCCTGATAACGACGCACCAGCATATGGATGGGTCGCTGCATTGCGTGTGAATGATGATCGATTGGAAGCTCAGTTTCGAGACGTTGACTCTCAATTCGAGCAACTGGTCAAAGACGGCAAATTCAAAAAACGCTCGGCTTCATTTTACGTCGATCAGAAAACTGCGCCGAACAGCAATATCCTTTCATTGCGCCACGTCGGATTCCTCGGCGCGACTCCGCCCGCGGTCAAAGGACTGCGCAACATTCAATTCTCGGAAGGCGAATCGGTTGCCTTCGAATCAATCAATTTCAGCGAGGACGAAACTATGTTTGATGAAAAAGCACAGGAGGGTTTCGCCGCGAAGCTTGTCGAAAAACTGAAAGCGGTTTTCGGCGGCAAGACAGACGAAGGCCAACCGGCGAGCGTAGACGCTCGCAGCTTCAGCGAAGCTGATCTGACGGCGAAGATCGCGGAGGCTGTCAAATCAGCGACCGCAGCGGCGACGGCGAACTTCAACGAAAAGATGACTGCGCTCGAAACTGATAACAAAGCTCTGCGCAAGCAGGTCGAGCAGCAGGCTACGTCAACGACTCGCGCAGAGTTGATTTCGTTCTGTGAACGCCTCGGCCCTGCGAAATGCCCGCCCGCGTTTCGTGAAATGGGACTGATCGAGTTTATGGAAGCGATCAGCGGCGTCGAGCAGAAAGTCACTGTCATCAGCTTCTCTGAGGAAGGCGACAAGAAGGTCGAGACTAAGACCGAGAGCGCGCCGCTCATGTGGTTCAGAAACTTCATGGAGAAGCTCCCGGCGTTCATCCAGTTCGGCGAGGGCTTCGGCTCTCTGAAGACATCGGCTGGCGCTGCTGATGCGATCAGCCCCGAACGCCAGGAAGAGCTTCGCACGGCAGCCGGATTAACCGCGAAAGGAGGTGCGCAATAATGCCGACAACCACGAAAGAAACTTTCCCTGAGAGAGTGCAGCTTGAAGCGTTGAGCGGTCATCCGTCTGCATCAGTCGGCGTGACGGTCGCAAATACTTTCATCGTCAAGCAGGGCGATGTGATCGGCAAGATTACAGCGTCGGGCAAGTATCGCCGTCGCTCGCGCACGAATGCGACAGGCACAGGCTTCGCTGACAACTCGCCGACCGGACAGGTCGAGGATGCCAGCGTGTTCAAGGCCGGGGATGTGCTGAAAGATGCCGCGGGCAATGCGATTGGCACGGTGCAATCGATTAACACTTCGACCACGCCGGACACAGTGACCCTCACAGGCAACTCTGCAAGTAACGTCGCGGCGGGCGTGGGAGTCGTCGCTCAGGATGGCTCACAGGTCGCGCAGGGCGTCTCTGATCACGAGACTGACGGCACGGCAGACACTCCCATTGCGGCAATCGTAAGCGGCAAGCTCGTTGAGAGCAAGCTGCGCGGTCTGGATACATCGGCGAAATCCGAACTCGCGGGCGCATCGGTCGCGGGCGGGATATTCAAGTTCTAAGGAGGCACTATGCAAGGTTTAGTTTTGAAGTTCCCGACAAACGTGGAGATGGATTTCACGACTCAGGAGTATCAGCGCGACTCTTCTAAGTTGAAGGGTCAAATGATTCTGCCCGTAGTGGGGAAACAATCTCAAGTAGTCGAGTGGGACGAACTGGACAACGAAAAGGGGATGACTTCTGTTCACACGATGGACACAGACCCGAAGGTTGCATCGCGTCCCGGCTCGAAGCTCAAGTCTTATGAGCCGATCCCGCACAAGGAAACCGAACTCGTCAAAGAGTCGGAGCTATTGAAGGCCCGCGCCTTCGGCACGCTCGGCGGAGTCATCAGCATTCAAGACCTCGTGATGGAAGCCTTCCTTCGGGGGATGAATAAAGACGACATCCGAATCGAGTGGGAAATCTGGCAGGCTCTTCAAGGCGCACTTACGATCAACGAAAACGGTTACATCCTGAACGAAACTTTCCCCATTCAGGAGTACACGCCCAATGTCGCCTGGGATCAGTTGGCGACCGCCGCGCCCTTGAAAGACCTCAACGCTGTGAAGCTCCTGTTCGCCGGAACGGGAGCGAGCGCGCAGGGAGCAATCGCTCACAGCAATCAGGCGACCTTCAACAAGATTCTTGAGAACACGAATGCTGACGATCTGCGCGGGTTCAACGTCGATAATTTCAAGGCGGCGGCCTTCGACCTCATGCAGTTCAACAAGATGATGGAAGCGCGCGGGCTGCCGATATGGGACATTCACGACGAAGGCTTCTACCCTGATCAGGGTGATTTTCAGCGATTCATAGCGAACGGGAAAGTGATCATCGAGGGCAAGCGTCCGCCTGGGCAGAAGGTAGGCGACTACTGCACGACTCCGAGCCTGCACCGCTCGCAGGGTGGTATGCCTGCTCCGGGAAGGTTCGCTTTCATCACCGTCAACGGGCAGCCGAATTCAACCGGAACTGAGGCGGTGAGCCTTGCGCAACTCGGCGCATCGGGCAATCCGAGCATCGGCGTCGTTCACGGCGTCTATGGCGGGCCGCGAATCAAGTACCCGCGCTCAATCGTCAAGATCAACGCATTCTGATGCCAGTTTCCAGTTTTCGGTTTTCAGTTTTCAGAAGGAGTGATTATGGCGAAAAATACGAAAGATCAGGAGCAGGCAAAGCCGTCTGATGATTCAACCGCAAGCCGCAAAAAGAAGGTAGTCGTGGAGGTGATCTGCGAAGGCACACTCGGCCATAAGCTTTTGAAGAAGGGCGAACGCACGTCTGATCTTGATTATGTCGCGCTGCTCGATGATGAACGCGATCTGGTTAGAGAGGTGAAATGATGAAGCGAGCTTTTGCATTGCTGCTGGTGTTGAGTCTGTTCGCAGCCGGATTCCAGTTCGACCGATTGAGGATCGGGCAGGTCGGCGGCGCAGACCCACTGCCGACGCGAATCTTCAAACTGACTGGCACGGTCACGCGCTCCGGCAATGAAGCGACCTATACGCCGCCCGTGACGAGTGTTGCCGGAACTGCCAGTCAGGTGACAGTCACACCCGCCGCAGGCGTCTACACTGTGAGCCTCGATGAGAGCATCGCGCGCACCATTCAGGTATCACTCTCAGCCGCCAACATCATCGCGATGGGGACTACTCCCGTTCAACTCATCGCAGCGCCAGCGGCGGGCAAACTCATTCTGGTCGAATCGATCACCTTCAAAATGATTCGCACGGCGACCGCCTTCACTGGCGGGGGAGCGTTGGAGTTTCGCTACACCGATGCGAGCGGCGCGAAAGTCAGCGCGGACATCGCCGCGAGCGTCGTCACCACCGGAGGCGCGGGAACCGAGTATAACCACGTTGGCGGCGTGATCGCTTCGTTTACGCCTGTGCCTGCTGCCGCGATTGTGATCACTAATGCGACCGCCCCCTTTGCCACAGGGACAGGCACGGCTGTAGTGACGATCAAGTATCGGGTGATAACACCTTGAGGGGACAGGTTACAGGGGACAGGACGGAGAATTCGAAATCGCGCGAAATCGGCCTGAGAGCGGCGAGAGATGGGAAAACGCGGAAATGGGTTTCACGACAGCCTGATCGATACTGACAAGATTGTACGCCATTGAATGGCATTTTGAATGGACTTTGAAAATTTTGCCAAAAATTGACTCCGATTTTTGACTTGAGTGACGATGAGCTATATCACACAACAAGATTTGCTGGATGAACTCGGCGAAGACAAGCTGATTCAACTCACCGACGATGAGGGAATCGGCGAAGTCGGTGAGTCCAGAATCAACAAGGCGATCTCTTACGCTGTCGGCACGGTCGACTCTTACTCACGCACTCGATACACGCTCCCCGTCCCGGTCACTGAGAAGGTCAAGGCCGTGTGTCTTGATCTCGCAGTGTTTCATCTTTATAAATCGCGGGCGACCGATACCGAGGGGAGTTACAAGGTCAAAAAAGAAGCTCACGACGCGGCGATGAAGTTCCTTCAGGATGTGGCAGCGGGCAAGGCCGCGCTCGATGTGCCGAGCTTGGAAGAGACGGAAACGAATCCGGCGAGTCCCGATGAAGTGTTGAGGGGTTCGGAGAAATCGACAGTCGTCTTCAGTGACGACAAATTGACAGGCTATTGATGAGGGAACAGGGAATAGGTTACAGGGGACAGGGCGCGGAGATTCCTTCTCTGTAACCTGTAACCTGTTCCCTGTCACCTAAAACAAATATGGCTGAGAAATCCGAATTTGGCGGGCTGGATCATTTGAATAAACGACTAGGCGAGATCGCTGCTAACGCTCGCACGGTCAAGCGTCCGCTCATCTCGTCGGCAGTCTATATGCTCGGCTCGATTGAAAAGAATTTTCAGGCGCAGGGGCGGCCTCGTAAATGGTCGCCTCTCAATCCTCGCACTCTCGCGTCGAGACGTAAGAGGAAAGCGACTGCTGGCGGGGATAGGCAGGTCAGGCGAGGCTCACGCATCCTGATCGATACGGTGCGATTGAAAAATTCGATGAGCTTCAACGTCGAGGACGAGTCGGCGGAGATCGGCACGAATGTTGTCTATGCTGCGCGTCATCACTTTGGTTATCCCGGAGGCAAGGGGCGCGGAAGATCGAAGACACCAGCACGGCCTTTCCTCTTAGTTCAGGCAGAAGACATCAGGAAGATCGAAGAGATTTTCAGTCGTCACTTGAGGAAGTGATCAGATGTTAGATGTTAGATGTTAGTAAGAACATCTGCTATGGAACACGGATTTGATTTTTTTGTCGCAGGCATCGAGGACGGGATGATCGCCGCCCTGAAACCCGCTATGCCTTATGTGAAAGAGTGGGGGACTTACGGAGGCGAGCTTGACACTGAGCAACTTCGCCGCGCGCTCGGCGAACTCACTCCGCGAATGCCGCTCGTGCTGGTCTCTTATGAAGACGGCGAGGATGTGGAATCGCCTGCAACCGCTCCACTGCCCGGAGAGCCGCGAGTCTTCAAACACGATTGCGGCTTCGCAGTGATCGTTGTTTCGGGCGATGCGCGCGGCGATCTGGCCCGAAGGCGTGGCAAAGGTCAGGACATTGGCGCTTACAAAATGATCGCTGATGCGAAGAGTGCGCTCGATTGTTTGCAATTCAAAGTTGTCGATGGTGATGAAACAGTGTTGTTGAATCCTGAGCCGTTGAAGCCAGCCGGGGTCGATTACATTGCGAGGCTTCCGCAACTGACGGCTTATGCGATTCACTACGACACTTATTTCAAGTACCTCACTCCTGATCGAACGACCACAGGGCCGCTGGTTCAGGAGTTGATTTTTGAGGTTGAGAACACTTACCCGAAAGATGGATCGAATCTGCCGGGGGTGGTTCTGAGTTAGTGGACGCGGGGAAGTTCATTGTTTCGTCAATTCTGCATAGTGTGGATGACCTCCTTCCGCGTCCATCGATACCGGAGGAAGAATGAAAATAGTCAACAACTACGGCAAACCAATTCTACTCGATGACGGCACGATCCTTGCCGCCGCGGGGACTGATGGCTCCGAAAAGACAGTAAAGGGCCTCAGCGATCGCGACAGACGGCGACTGATAGATAAGGGTTTCATCGCCATTATCGAGGAGCCGAAACCCGCGAAGGGCAAGAAGGAGGATAACTGATGGCTCAGGGACTCGTGATCGAATCGACTTTACCAGGCGTGACCGTGCTGGTGAATACCTTCCAGGTCGCGCGCCCAATCCAGCGCCAGCCTTCGTCTACTGCCTTCGCAGTTGGCTATTCTCCCTGGGGGCCGGTCAACATCCCGCGCGTCGTCACAAGCTGGCCGGACTATGTTCGCCAGTTCGGAGGCTTCGATGCCAACAGCTTCCTGGATGATTTCTGCTATCACTTTTTCAACAACTTTCCGGGCAAACAGGCGTGGATTACTCGCGTTGTCGGAACAACGCCAGTCAAAGCTACGAAGACGCTCAATGACCGAGCGGGTACACCTCTCCCGACACTCAGAGTCGATGCGAAGTATCCTTCGAGCAAGGTCGATCTCAAGGTGACAGTCGAAGCGGGGACAGTTGCTAACAGCGTGAAGCTCACGTTTCGCAGCGTGTTTCTAAATCGGAAGGAAAGCTTCGACAACATCAAGATCGATCAGGTTTCGATTGATCGCATCAATCAGAATTCGAAACTGGTCGATGTTGTGAATCTCAACAGCGCCACGGTTCCGCCGAACAACCTGCCTGCGATTGCTGCTGAATCTTCACTCACTGGCGGCACCGATGATTTCAGCACAATAACTGCGGCAACATACATTGGCACTGACAACGGGCAGCCCGGTGGAAAAACTGGCCTTCAGACGTTCAAGGATGAGCAACTTGGAGGCGGGCAGGTAGCCCTCCCTGGGATAACGACCAATGAAGCTCACGCGGCCCTGATCGCGCACGCTGAGGCATATCATCGGCTTGCGCTCCTTGATCCCCCGTTTGGAAGCGATAAACAGGATGTGGCAGACATTCGCGCTATCTACGGAAGTTATTATGCCGCGATCTACTGGCCTCACGTCGAAATGCTCGACATCGAGGGCAGCGGGTTGAGAAAGTTTTATGCTCCTTCGGGGTTCGCCGCTGGAGCCTGCGCGAAGGTGGATCGCGAGATTGGCACACACAAAGCGCCAGCCAATCTGGTCATACCTGGTGCGCTCGGAGTTGAGAAGGCTTCGAACGGTCAATCTCAGACGGATGAGAACACCCGCGAATTTCTCAACGGCAAGGATGTGAATGTGATCACTCCGTTGCCTGAGCAAGGCGTGAAGATTTATGGCGCGCGGGTCATCACTGGCGATACCAGAGTTCAGATGGTTCACGAGATTCGATTGCTGAATCTCTTCTACTACTCGGCGAAACTCGGTTATCAATGGGCGCCATTTTCGGTGGTCGATCCACAGGGGCGACTCTTCCGCGATTTGGTTGCAACCGGCGTATCGTTCCTCAAGCCCTATTGGGAAGTCGGCGCACTCTTCGGCAAGGAGCAGGAGGAAGCTTTCATCGTCGTCGCTGATGAGAGCAACAATCCGCCTGAAGAGTTGGATCAGCAGCGCGTCCACGTCCTGTGGGGAGTGAGGATCAGTCCGACCGCCGAGCAGGTAATCATCAACATCGAGAACGTGAGGTTGTTTCAGGATTTGAGCGTCCTGCAACAATAGGGAACAGGTGACAGGTGACAGGGCTGTAACCTGTTCCCTGTCACCTCAACAGCGAGGTAAGCAATGCCAGGTAAAGGAACGAGTGAAGGTAGATACCGGAGGTCACTCTCCCTTCTCGGCAGACTTAGCCGCATCAAGGGCTTCACAGAAGCTTTTAGCCTGCCGATTGTAGAGTTCTTCAAGCTCTACCACGTCGCCATACGCGCCATCGGCGAGGGCGTAGATAAGGCTGCCAAGTTCATTGATCGAGACGCACAGGTTTTCAAGGTTCTGCCATGTTATGTCATCTCTGTTGCATCCCGCTTGGATATCAACGAGTCTGATGAGAGCGGCGATGCCCATAAGGTGGCGAAGCTGGAAATGTGCAGTAAGCACCTTCTTTTCAAATTCGGTGTGTTTGTCGCCTCTGATGCTGTATTCAACAACAAGAATTTCGCCTTCTATTTTCATAACATCCCCTCCGTTGCAAACGGGCCGCGCCTTCTGCCTGAGCGACGGCCTCAACCCTGCCTCTTAAACTTTTCTGAGAATCAAAATGCCCGTCGATCTTTTGAGCCATTTACATTCGGCAGGCAGATTGTTCCCCTTCCTTCGATTGCACGGCGCGCAAGCAACGCGGATATTGCCTTCAGAGTGCGGCCCCCCGCGAGAGAGCGGCGCGACGTGATCAAAAACAATCTGATAGCCCATCAAAACCCGCCCGCACAGGTAGCAGGTCGAACGGTCGCGCTTGATGATGAAATCAAAGCGCACCTGTTCGATTCTCACTCCGTATTTCTTAGCGCGGAGATATGCAGACGTGCGGGCGTCTCTTCGGTGTCGGGCCATCGTTGCTCCTATTTGAACTTTCCTTCAAAGATCGCGTTGATCTTCGCGGTTTGGTCGGCGTACTTCGCTCTGATTTCAGCCAATCTTTCGGCTGTGAGTGGCTGGTACTTGCTGCGCGCTTTCTCCACCCGCGCTGGCATAAAATCACCCGATTCGCGTCTGATTTTGTTGAGTTCTTTGTTTGTTCTAAGCATAGGTGGATTGTACCGTAGACCCTACAAGAATACAAGAGAAAACTTGTACCCCCTACAAGAATTCTGTTGTATTTTCTCTCTGTTGCTTTATAATGCTTGTAGGGGGTACGATTATATGAATGGTAAAGAAGAAAGTGCTTTCACCGAGACAGTATGCCGAAGCGATAGGGAAGCCTTATACAACTGTAATGTTCTGGCTTCAGGCCGGACAGATTCCGCAGGCAGTCAAGCACCTAACGCCGACCGGCCACTATTGGGAAATTCCAGAGGGTACGAAGCCCCCCGAATTAAAGCCGGGGCCGAAGCCGGGAGCGAAAAAGAAAAAAAAGAAAGGCTGAAACCTCGTCCTTCACCGAAAAGAAAACTCTCGACGGATAAGGTATTAGTGCTTGCTCGCAGGTATGAATCCGGCGAGAAAGTAAAAGACTTGGCTTCTTCGGTCAACGTCTCGACAGACGTTATTTATCGTGAGTTTCAAAAACACAACATACAAACGCGGTCTACATCGGAAGCGCATCGAAGGCTTGAGATTGCGGACGATGAAATACTGAAGCGAATTCAGGCATCCGTTCGTAAAGACGCCAGGAGCAATGTGTACATATTCAAGGTGACTGGAACCAAGATGATCGATGTTTTGTATGGGGACTGTTCTGTAGCACTTCCAAGAAAACTGGTCTTAGCTGGTTCGATATTGTCAACGTCAGATCAAAGGAGGAACTAAGATGGCTGGCAAGGGTACTTCTGAGGGGAGGTTCTTGTTCGAATTTAATGGAATTACGAGCGTGCGCGCGACCGAGGTGACGGGCGTGGGGGTCAATCACGAAGAGTTCGAGTTGTATGAATCGAACAAGCCGAATCCTAATCTCGGTCGTGGTCACTTCAATTGCGACACGATCAACGTGCGCCACGCGCACGCGCTCAATCAGGCGGGGGCTGAGTTCTATCGATGGATGAAGGATTTCATCGATGGAACCAACGTTGAACGTCGCGGGGGACGGTTGATTGTGCTGGATGAAGACGGCGAATCCCTCGTCCAGGTTTATGAATTGATCAACTGCGTGCCGAAGAAAATGGAAGCGGATTCAATGACCGCGGGCGGTAAAAACGCCAGCTTTTTCAAGTTCCAGTTGAGACCGGAGGAGATCATCATAATATGACCATTGAAATTCATCTTTCCGGTGGATACAAGGACACGAAAGGTGTGCTGCATCAGCGCGTCGTCTTTGGCAGGCGTCCGACTGGCAAAGAGCTTTTCCTTATCGACTCTGATCCGCAGGCACGGCTTTCGACTCAATACAACGATTTGATTATGCGCGTCTCGATAACGGCCTTCGGCGGCCTGACGCTGCCTGTGACATTGAAAGTTTTGCTCTCGCTCGATGACATCGACAGAGACGACCTCAACGACGCTTATGAGCGGTTCATCACGGAGAGCCTTGAAGATCGCAAGGTCGACTATCCTTCGAGCGATACGGTGAAGCTCGCCTTCGGGTATGAGGCGAATGGGTTGGCTTATGATCTCGTGACTTTCGGGCGAATGACCACCGGCTATGATCGAATCGAAGCGGATCGCCTCGGTCTCGACCGCACAGCGCGAATCTGCTTCCTGATGGGAAAGCAGATCACCAAACTTTCTCAGTCCGAAGGCTCTTCCGTTCTGGACGGGCCGATAGATTTGAACATCTTCGAGCGATTGGACGCAATCGACATACACGCTTTGCAGATAGGGGCTGCGAAATGGAAAGAGTTTTTTCGTCGCAGCAGAGCGAGCCTACAGGGAATCGGGGCTGGCTCGAACGGTCTTTCACTTGATGCGGGTGACAGGCCAGCCTGAAAGCGTGATCCTTTCCTGGACTGTCGAGCGGTTCAATAATTATGTTGAAGAAATGAATCGCTTCGAGTCGGAGAGTGAGAATGCCTTCTGAGAATTACTTACTCAGCATAATAATTCGTGCGCAAGACGCTGCCAGCGGGCCGTTAGGCCGCGCACAGCAACAACTCCGCGCGCTCGGCAAAGAAGGCAAAGAAACCGCGAAGCATATCGAAGACCTCGAAAAGAAACTGAAAAAAGATTTTGCGAAGGGTCTGACGATGGGCGGTCTCGGAGTGGGGGGGCTGGCCTTACTCGCTAAGGGCGTGAAAGCGGCGGGCGATTTCGAGAGCGTGATGAGCGATCTTCGTTTGACCTTTTCCGAAGGCGGAAAGGATGTGGCGAAGGTCGCTGATCAATTGAACCGAGTCGAACAGTTGACCGTCAAACTCGGCAATGCGCTCCCTGGCAACACTGCTGATTTTATCCAGATGGTGACAGTGTTGAGGCAGGGCGGACTTGAGGCTGAAACGATTTTGGGCGGCGCGGGTGAAGCCGTCGCAAATTTGGCCGTCGTCACAAAGCAGGTTCCGCGCGATTTGGCCAAAGACTTCGCGCAGTTCGGCCAGCAATTCAAATTGAAACCGGAAGAGTTCACAAAAGCGGCTGATCTGTTCGCTCGCATCTATTCACGCTCAGGGCTTGGCTCGTCAGAACTCATCGAAGGATCGAAATACTTTCAGTTGCGCGCGGGCGCTCCGCTCGGCTTGAAAGGGATCGAGGGAGCAGAGACGGGCGCGCGGCTGATGGCCGCGATGAAGACGCTCGGCCTTGAAGGAAGCGTTGCAGGAACAGGCACGGCAACTTTCTTCAAAGAGATTGCAGACCCTAAGAAGCTGGCGAAACTGCGCAAAGAGACAGGCGTCGATCTACAGTTCTTCGATCAAAAGGGAGAGTTCAAAGGCGTTGAGAATGTTTTTCGTGAAATGGAAAAGCTGCGCGCACTCAGCGCGCAGGGGCGAATCACCGCGCTTGATAAACTTGTCGGGAGCGAGGGCGCGGCTGTCGGTTCTTCAATATCGGAGATGGGGCTTGCGGGTTGGAAGCAATTCAATTCAGAGTTGGACAAGTCCGCTTCCCTGCAAGAGTCCATCGCCACGAAGACGCAGGATTTCAACGCGAAAATGGAAGCCCTGAGCGGCACAATCGATAACATCAAAGTGGCCGTGTTTGCGCCGATGCTCGACACCTTGAAGCCTTTGATCGATCTGGCAAATGCGGCGGCGAGCGAGTTTCAGGAATTTGCAAAGTCTCATCCAGTCCTGGCGAAGATCGTCACTCAGTTGGTGGGTCTTACGGCCACAGGGTTGACCGTCGTGGGAGCAGTCAAAGCGATGACGGCGGCGTATGGTTTGTGGAAGACGGTGACGACTGTTGGATCGAGCGAAGCTGCATTGCTGGGATTTTTAGGCAGAGTGCGCACACAGGCCGCGGCCACCGGAGCGGCGGTGAAGGCAGCTTCTCAAGCTGATTTCTTCGCCAGCTTTCAGACGGGGAAAGTGGCATCTCAGGCCGCGCCCGCAGCGCGTAGCGCAGGCTCGATGCTGGGAAGGATATTCGGCTCGGCTTTCGCTGTCGGGCTTCCTTTGTATATCGCTTATGAGCTTGACAGAGCCGAGCGAGCAGAAGCGGCTGCGGCTGCCAAAGAAGCTGGGGCCAGATTAGGCGAGTTATTCAAAAAGCATTTTGAAGATCGATTGAAAGGACTCGGCAAAGAGGAAATCGATAAGCTGGACAAGGAACGCGCGCCTGAAGTGGCGAAGAATATCGTCACAGAACAGGGCTTGGGTCAGGACTTGACGTTTGGAGGCAAGTCGCCTTTCGTCCACTTGCTCAGACGAGTGAGAGGAGAGGCATATCTCGGCGCTGAGGGGATGGAGACGCCCTCTGAAGAGCAAAAACGTAAAGCCTTATCGGAGGCATCAGAAAAGCTTTACGCATCCGGGATCAGCAACGCTGCAACGCTGCGAGAGTATCTGATTCAGGCAGAAGAAGCTTTGAAGTCTAACGACTTGAAAGAACTTATACCTGAACTATGGAAGGTTGCAAAAGAAGCATTTCCGCAACTGATCGATGAAATTAACAACCAGTCCAGCGCGAATAAAGAACTGGCGCATAGTTCCAACTTTGCGATTCGATCTATCTTACAGCTTTCCGACTCGATTGACATTTTAGCGGGCAATCGTCCGCCGTTCACACTGCCTGGTAGCAACCCGATTGGGCGTAAGTCTTTCCCTTTCGAGTTGCGTCAACCGATTCAGCCGCGCGACTTTTTTGGGAAACCGATTGTCACAGAGACGAAAGCCACGGGCGGGATGGTTGAGAAAGGCGGCTTTGTGTATGTGCATAGTGGAGAGGATATCGTGCCAGCGCGTGTGGCTGCTCGATACAAAGAAAAGAAGTCAAGCGGTATGGGCGGGAGCATAAACATACATGGCTCTTTGATAGTGAACGTGCCAGCGGGATCGCGGGCGGCTAATGATCCGAGCTTCTTCAATGAATTCCTGCTGCACACTGTTCAAAAACAGGTGGAGCGTAACTGATGGGGACTCCGGTTTTCCCGTTTCGCAAAGGCAAATTCATTCTGATCAATTTGTGCGGCGGCGGGGTGTTCCAGTTTCAGTGGTTTCCCACCGGGCCGATTGAAGTATCGCGCCGGGCGAACTGGTCTGAGCAGGACACGACGACAGGCACGCGGCCATTGTTTTATTTCAATCGCGATCCTCGGCGGTTAGAAATCCGCGAAGTCTGGCTTGATAAAACAGACACGAATCAATCGATCAAGCCGGAGATCGAAGCGATACTCGCGCTGCAAAACGAAACCTGCGAGGGAACGCCGCCGCCACTTCTCGCGGTTTGGGGAGATCGCCAGGAGCGATGCGTTTTGGAAGAGGCACGAATTGAAGAGACGTTTCACGCGCCGGAAGGTCATCCGATCAGGGCGCGCGTGTCTCTTTCGTTGAAAGAAGTGCAAAGAGGGAACAGGTGACAGGTTACAGGGTACAGGGCGCGGAGATTCCCTCTCTGTCACCTGTTCCCTGTCACCTAAGACAACGATGAATTTACTTTCTCCCTATGAACGATTCGGAGAGTTCAGGCCCGAAGAGGATGCCACGCTCGAAGAGTATGTATGGACTGACGGCGACACGATCACAGGGCTGGCTCACAGGAAGTATGAAGATTGGAGATTGTGGAGAGTGATAGCGGATCGCAACAACATTGCCGACGTGCGACAGATCGCGCCGGGGACGGTGCTGCTCATTCCCGCGCTGCCGTTGCAGAAGGGAGCGTTTGAGATTGGCTAGTGTGCCTTCAGGAATAACAAACATACTCGCGGGCCGGACTGCCCCGCCGCGCAATCCTCACGCCATCGTCATACTCGGCGGCGACCGATACGACTCGTTTGTCGACAAGCAACTCATCACCCGTGTCGAGGTCGAGCTTGCAAGCGATATGTCTTGCGAAGCGTCTTTCTCGGTTTTCGATCCGCGCTTTGAGTTTCTCGATAAGTACAATCAAGGCGATGGAGTGCCTCAGCTTGTGTGCCTGTTTTATCTCGGCTTCGGCAATGATCTTGGCCCGCCTGTGTTCAAAGGGCTGCTTGCCAGAGTTGAGAGAGGCGACACGGATTCAACCTTCGTTGTCTACGACATGGGCTACAAGATGCGCACGAAGTTGAATGCTGAGTATCACAAAAAACTCAACGATGTCGAGATAGTGAAGAAGCTGGCGGTGCGAAATGGGCTGCTCTTCGAGGGGCCGGATGAAGAAGCGAATCTCGACAAACACAACTCAATGATTCAGGATTCGAAGAACGATTGGGAACACTCTATCGAGCGAGCGCGAGAGGCTGGCTACAATCTTTACGTCAGACAGGACACTCTTTTTATGAAGGAGCCTGCGAAGATCAAATCTCCGTTGCTGCGGTTGCAGAATCGAATTGATTTCTGGACTCTTCACAATTTTTCACTCACTTATAAATTGCCGGAGAATCAGCAGAGCCGTCCGAAGGAAGTCGAGCATCGAGCGCGCAAGCGCGGGGGGCGCAGACTCACCGGCAAATCTGATCAGCACTCGCGGGGTCACAGGCCCGTTGAGTTTCGCCGCGATCCGTCCATACACACGCCGTCATATATGAAACGTCGCGCTCAGGGGCATAAAGACCTTCAGCGCGAACCGGCATTCACCTGCACGATTCGCAGCATCCCTCCGCTGCCGGGAGTGCGCCCGGATGCGAGGGATACGATTGAAATTCAGAACGTGGGACGTCTCTTCAGCGGGCCTTATCTCTGTGACAAGGTGAAGCACACGCTCACAGGGAGCGAGTTTTATACGGATTACACGCTCTACAGGGACATTGCCAGGTAGGAGTCAGGAGTCAGAAGTCAGGAGTCAGAATGAATTCGAGACAGCGAGACATTTTCAGCGTGATGGGCCACAAGGATGGCACAACACTGATCCGTAACGATTGGGCAGTTGCGCTGGAAGCTATCGTTGCCATCAACGAAGACCCTGAGCATCAGCACCGAATAAAGGTCATCATCCCTTCTATTGATGAAGATGAGATACACGACGACTGGATCAATCGAATGGTCTGGTTCACAGGCGCAGAAGGTTATGGAGATTTTCATATACCGGGCATCGGCAGTGAGGTGCTTCTATTCGGTCGGACTGCCGAAAAACATCATCTCTATTACATCAGTCGATTCAATGAAGACTTCAGAGTGCCGCCTGATTTTGACCGCCCTACAGTCAGGGGCTTTCGTCATGATGGCGATTACAAACAAATAGTCGAGTTGGATTTTCAGATTCGCGCGGGCCGGTTGGAGATCGAGGCTGACGCAAGTATCACTCTGATCGCACCCGGCGGAATATTTCTGAATGGTAGGCGCATCGCGTAAGAGGATTGCTTATGGCTTTCCCACAACCCAAGCTGCCGCAGTTCGCATTGCCGAATATAAATCTGCCCATCCACATTCCGAAGGTCGGATGTCCTGGAGCGGATGGGCGGAGTTATATCGGCGAAGCATTTGGAAGTCTGCCTGATCTCTATGACGCGCTCCACACGAAGCATCTGAGGAAGGTTCTCAACGATCAGATATTCGCGTTGTTGAAAGGCAAGCTGCCGACGATTTTGCGCAAGGCGTTTTATGCGCAGAAAGCGCTTGAGTTGATCAGCGATGTGGCAAGCTTCGTGTCAGTTCTCAACCAGGTCATCGGGCGCGCGGTCGCTGAGTATAACGCGACGATCAATTTCATCAACCAGAAGAAGGGCGAGCTTCAGCAGGCGATCTCTGATATCCAGAGCATTCCGGCAAACGCGCGGACGGCCACACAGAAGCTTGCGATTGAACGCTATCAAACTTATTTGGGCGAACTCGATTCGCAGATTTCGAAGTTGCAGACTTCGATCAGTTGCATTGCTGAGTAGGGGACAGGGAACAGGGGACAGGTTACAGGGATGAGCCAGGAAGATGTCAACGATAAAGTAGCATCGCTTCAATCCGATTTGGCGGAGGCCCAGGGCGCGAACCTGCCTGCGAGTGCGTCGGTCAATTTCGAACCGGTTGTCGAGGCGCTGGAAGCTGCCGCCGATGAGATTGATGCTCTGACTGGTGATAGCTCGGCGTTGCGAGCAAAGATCGCGCTCATTCAAAACCAGAGCATTGACCTGAGCGCGATCAAGACGGCGAGCGATAAGCATTTGGATGCGCAGACGATCATCGTTGACCTGTTGATTACGCAGTCGAATTTTGACGGGCTTGATCAGTAAGGATTTGCTATGGGCATACAAGGTTCGTGTTTGAGTTTCCCTTTCAGGCCGGATGTGAGAGGGACACTCGCTACCACAAATAATAAAAGTCAGATCATCGAAGAAAGCATCAGGTCGATAGTGGAGACGCGGCAATTCGAACGAAAAATGTTACCTAATTATGGTTTGCCTGAATTTGTGTTTGAGGTGATGGACGCAGGCTTCACGGCGCGGATCGCCTTCTTCATCGAGGAGCAGATTCGACGGTATGAACCGCTTGTTGAGGATGTGACGGCGCGGATCGGCGCGCTGTTCGATGAAGAGTTCATTGCAGGTTTCTTTGAGGATCAGCAGATTGCCGCTGTCTCGATTGAGTATAAGGAGCGAGGGTCAAACACTTCGCGCAATCTGGTTTTCCCGACTTGGCAGTTGAGGCAGTGATGGAAGCAACGGCAACAATGAACGCTCTTGAGGTTTATGCGAAGTCAGACGGCGCGTTGACTCGGCAGTTCTATTCTGAATTGGAAAAGCGCGGGCCGCTTGGTGTTGTCGCTTTGAATTTGTTTCGCGCTCAGAAGTGTTCAACAAGAGCCAAGCTGTACAGAAGGAAGTACAAAGACTTGGCGTATGACCGGAAAGGCTGGTCGCTCAAGCAGCTTTGTGAATGTTTGCAGCAGCACGGCGCGCAGTTCGGCATCACGTTCGGATGGGGCCGAGATGAAGATCAGCCCCTCAACAAATGGGTTTTATACGTTGACCTGCCAGAAGGTCAGGTGTCATTCCATTCGCCAGAACGCTACAACGGGCCGGACTATCCCGGACAGTGGGACGGCCAGCGGATGAGTGAACAGAGAATAATCGCATTTTGCGGGAGTGTTTATGAGCGAGGTCACTGAGATCAAACCGGGCGATGAAGTAATCGTCCGGGCGGTAGTGAAAAAGGTGATCGACATCGGCGGCGACAAACTGCTGCACGTCGAATGGCAGACAAGCGCGAGCCTGATCGATTACGTCAAAGCTTCGCAGGTGGAGAAAGTCTGATGATAGAGCAAACAATCAAAGTGCTGTCTCTCAGTACGGTCATCAGGCTCGGCATCGATCAACCTGCCTCAGTCAAAGCCGGGGATGAAATAGTTCTTCGCGGCAGAGTCGTTGATTGTGAGACTCGCAGCGATGACGTGGCTGTGAGAGTCAGCTTGCAACCAGAGGCGCTTTTGATAAGGAAGGAGTCAGAAGTCAGAAGTCAGAAGTCAGAATAAAAACCGACCACCGACCGCTGACCACCGACCACTGCTATGGCTGAATTGATAACACCACCGGAACTCGACATCAGAGACGAGGAACAACTCGCGGCTGAGGCTATCGGGCGCATCAGCGGGGGTCTTAGTGTCGAAATTATCGATTCGCAGATAGAGACGCTTCAGAAGCTTCGCCCGATGGTCGGCGCTCTCGCGCTCCCGATCTGCCCGGAGTTGACCAATGCAAATCCGTCTTCTCCTCATACGGTATTCATCGAGGCGTTCGCTTGGCTGTTGGCTCAAATCGGCAGACGGATAAATTTGATTCCTCTTCAGAATCAGGTCGAATTTGCCAACCTCTTCAAAATCGGTTTGCGCGAGGCCTCGCCCGCCGAAACGACTTTGGAGTTTTCAGTTGCGCCGCCTGATGTCGATGTGACCGTGCCTGTAGGAACTCAGGTTTCAACAGAAGATGGCAATTATATTTTTGAAACCCTCGCCGAGTTGATTATTCCGTTCGGAGAAGCGAGCGGCGAAGTGAAGGCGCGGCGCACTGTTGCCGGTGAGACGACGCTTGCGCCGAACGTGCTTACTCGTCAGGTCGATTTGATAGCGTGGGTTGAAGAGGTGACGAACCCTGAAGCGGTCAACAGCGGCTCGAAAGATGAAGCGGTCGAAGAGGCTCTTGAACGAGCGCGCAACTATCAACAGCGCAGCGAGCGAATTGTTTCAACACGCGATCTTGAGTTGGCCATCCTCGAAGATGCGCTCCTGGGCAATGCGATTGTGAAAGCCTTCCCTTTCGTCGTCGCTGGAGATTTTTCCGCGAGCGCGCCTGGCCACACGACCGTTGTGGTGATGACGCAGGCAGGCGACGCGATCAGCACAGAGCATCGATGGGCTATCAACACGATGCTTGAGCAGTTGGTTGGTAATCAGTTCGTCTACATCCTCGATCCGCTCTATGTGAACTTCAATGTGGCGGCGAATGTGAGGCTCACGAGCGGGGCGACTCAGACGGCCACGCTCGCGGCGATTGAGGCGAACCTGAGAGCCTTCTATGCGGCGAAGCGTGAGAACTTCGGACGCCCGATATTACGTTCCGAAGTAATAGCAGTGATCGAAGGGACGACGGGCGTGGATCGCATCGAGGCGCAGCAGTCAGGCGCGATACTGGCAAGCCCGTTTGATGTGAAGCTCGACCCGTGGCAGTTGCCGAAAGTGGTGACAGTGACGATGACGGTGGTTTGAGCGGTGGTCGGTGGTCGGAAGTTAGGAGTCAGAATTATGGGCGGAGAAGAGATTTTCAGAAAGCGATTCCGAGGGCCGCGAGCAGGGTCATACAAAGAGAGCAGGCTATGGGTATGGATTTGGATCGCTCTTAGCGCGCTCATTCTTGTGTGCGGTCTTTCAACCTGTGTGACGAATTGGGGGATAGGGTGAAGCCTCAGACTCAAACAATTTTTGGCAGTGAGAATGGAAACTGCTTCGCTGCGTGCGTCGCTTCGATACTTAACCTGCCCGTCGAAGAGGTTCCTAACTTCTGCGCATTAGAAAATTGGGTTGAGCGAACCAATGACTGGCTTGCGCCACGCGGATTCTTCTTCCTCTCAGTGAGCATTCCTGAAGAAGAAGCTGTTTTGCTGCACCTGAAGCGCGCAGGCTATCACCTTATTATGGGAGAGGCGGCGCGCGGCTGTTTGCATAGCGTCGTCGGCTTCGCCGGGCGAACGATTCACGATCCGCATCCTTCGGGCGGGGGGTTGCAGCGCGCGATTGAATATGGGTTTCTGATCCCGCTCGATCCGAGCAAACAGGAAGAAGAGGGCTGCACGGCGCGGGACTCGATGTCAGTGTAACTAAGCGATGGCTTTATCGAATCGAGATTATTTGTATGACCATTTGCCCGCGCGCTTTCGGCGTGAGGATAGAGAACTCTCTCTTTTTTTGAAACGTTTTTTGCACTGGTTTGGCGAGCAACTGGACGGATGGGACGCGATCTATGACACCTTCTACAGCCGGATCAATCCGCAGACTGCGCCTGATGAATTCGTGGTCTTCTGGCTGTGGGCATTGTTCGGTTGGAGTTGGTATCCGAGTTGGTTCACTCTCACGCGCAAGCAAAGGTTGTACGCGAATTTTGCAACACATCTCGCACGGCGCGGCACTTCATTTGGCATAGAAGATTTTCTCAGGGACTTTTCAATCTTCGCTCGTGTCTATGCGCGGCCTCAATACATCGAGGAAGCCTATCTCGGTGACGAAGCATGGGGAGTTGAAGGGCCGCTCGGCGTGGTCGTGCAGATTTCGCACCTGGCCGATGAGGTGAATCACGATGTTTATGGGCAGGGGATCGAGGAGGCTTACCTCGAAGAGTCATTCGCAAGCGACACACGAGAGACTTTGAGCAAGCGAGAGATTGAGGACTTGATCAGATTTCAGTGGCCGCAATCTCAGCGGGTGATGATCGATTACAGAGTGAGGCCAGCGGCGTGAAAAGGAATCGATGAAGAAAGTCAAATTTCAGGTAATTCAACCCGATGTTGGCGGGCCAACTTTCGGACAGGTGTTGAGGGCTGCTGATCACGTCAATGCTCAGACTTATGCTCACGACCACATTGAAGCGATTGTGCGCGACTGGATCAACGGCGGCTGTCAATCGACGCTTGTCGCCGGGTTCGATCTGTCACTGCTCGGCGGGTTGCAGGTTCGCCTGCTCGCGCCGGGTCATATCATCACTCCCGATGGAAAGAGTTTTGAGTTGATCGGTGATGGGCCTTTCGATTTCACGCTCGCCGATGCCGATGAGGATCATCCGCGAATCGATCTGATAGTCGGTCTCAAAGAAGCCGATGTTGACTCAGCAGACGAGTTCCGCCCGTTCGTTCAGTTGAGGACCCAGGCCGAGCTTGAAGCGGGCGTCGCGCCTTATCCTCCAAGCCAGTTCAATCAGCCGACCGAAGAGCATACGAGAATCACTCTCTCAGTAAAGCAGGGAGTGGCGGGCGCTGATCCGGTCGCGCCCGCACTCGCAGCCAATGAGATTGCGCTCTATTCGATCACGGTGAAGGCCGCGGCTACGGAGTTGCAAACTGACGACGTGACCGATTTGAGGAATCGGATCGATTCGCTCTGCGTCCTATATGATCGCCTCAATCAGCTTGCAGATGTTTTCAACAATCAGAGTCCGAATGCGCACAGGCACGGCGCGATTGAAGTAGACATCGGCCCCGGCGCAGGTGTGTGGGTTGGAAAGACCGTGCAGGCGTTCATCAACGCTTCTGCCCTCGGAGATGAAGACGAAATCGATCCTCTCACAATGCCCGAAGTGCATACCCCCACGGGCAAGATCGGCGCGGTTGCTGCCGTCGAAGGCGCAACGCCCGTCATCGATATCCCGAAAGAGACGAAGGTGATCTTCGATAAGAAGGTCATCGTGCTTGAGCCTCAGATTTTCCCCTCGGAACTCAATCCGCGATACGTCAATAAGGCAGTGGGGGCCGGAACAGAAGCCGACAACAACACTCAGGCTCTCTCTCTGGCAGTCATCAACTCGCTGGTCACAGACGGGGGCGGCGATTGGGTCAAGCAGTTGCCGGTGCTTCCGAGCGCGCGGCAGACGTGGCCCGCTGGTCACTTTGCGGCGGCGAGGGATGATCGCTTCATCGAGATTATGGGAGGGCGTCCGAGCGGAGGCACAAGCTGGTATGAGTTCGATGGCGGCACTCTCACGCAGAAAAACTTTGTCGGCGTGGCTCCGAATGTGCCGGTCGATAAGATCGTCTTCATCACGACGATGGGCAACGGCTTTATGCTGGTGGCCACTCAGAAGCTCGACGGCGGATTAGAATGGTTCAAGGTTGATGCCGACGCAGGGACTTCGACCAAGCTCACTGGCGGCGGCGTGCCGGTGACGGCCACCCCGACAATTGTATGGGGTGAGTTGATTCAGGCAGGCGTCATCTTCCTCATGATCAGCAGCACCGCGAATCCATACTGGACTTATAACGTCGGTGCGAACACATGGGAAAACGTAGCGACGACCGGACAGGGGCCGAAGGACTTTGAAGATGGAGTGCTGGGTCTGGCGTCTGCGGTGATGGATGTGTGTCTGTACACTGCGGGCAAGGCTGTTGTGTTCGCCTCTCACTTCGGCCCGAATTCGAATGCTGGAAATCTGACTTTCGTTTTCGAGTTCGCAACTCTGACGTGGACGAAGCTCAATATCGCGCCCGCGCTGCCGCTTCTCTTCTCCGGGCGATTATCGATGACCAATATCAATGGCCGCCCGCAACTGGTGACGGTTGCCAATGGGAATGAGAACGGCTCTACAATTTATGAACTGACGCCGAGCCTGACACCTGCTTGGCGTTCGTTCGTTGCGTCTCTGCCGTCGAGGATCGCACCGAGCGCGTGCAGTCTGCTCTCAGGCGGATTGCCGAGCGGGACAGGATATTTCTTCGGCGGCGCGACGAAAGCAAGCGTGCTGAAAACTGATATTTGGAAGTTCGTCGCCGGAGGAGTGATTGAGACTCTGTTCAATGGAGAAACTGCGCTCACGCTTGGGCCGGGTACGACGCAGGCGACTTTCAGGATTCCAGACTTCGGTTTGGATTGGGAGGTCGCGAAATACTTAGCGAACCTCGGCGGCGACATTCCCCCCGGCACAGTGAAGATTCGCGTGAGCTTCGATGGAGGCGTGAGCTTTCAAGAGGTCATCAGAGACAAGGTAGCGACGATTGCAGATTCGAGCAATCCCGCGACGCGCATTCTCGAAATCACGATGTTCAGCGCAGGCTCGACCGCGCCTAAGTTGACGACAGTGATCGAGCATTTCGAGCAGGTAGGCGGGAGCGCGGGACTGACAGAAGTGGTTTTGAGAGTAGATTGTCCTTCCACCGGGAATGGAGTGTTCGGCTGGTTTTTGAGCCGTGAGGCAGTCATCACCTGCGAGGATCGTGTTGAGACGAACACGCCGAGCCGATGTATGTTGGTGCGTACTCAGCACGACGGTCCGGGCAACCCTCCAATCATTCGTCAATATCTGAGCCGCCGCGATGTGACGATCACATACACTGGCGGGCCGAAAGCCGGCGGCGTCGATCCTACATTCCTGAATGATCTGGCGGTGATGCCCAATCACATCACAGCGCGGCGCATAGTGGGCGGCGCGACCGGCGCGGTCAATCAAATCGCTGATCCGAATTTCGTGCTGGATGCCAACGTGACGGTTTTGGGATTGGCGAATGGCGATCATTATGAAGTTGAAGTGCGGGTTGGTTATTCCTACTTCCCGCAGATTGCTGTTGTATGACCTGACTTCCGAGGAAGATTTATGATGAAAAAAACGATCCTTTCATTTCTGATACTGGCGTTAGTTGCGCCGGTCTTCGCTCAGGTTCAAACGTGCGCCGTCACTGGCACGGTTTACAACGCTAACGGGCAACCCTTCGCTGGCGCGACGATCACGGTGCATCGTGTGCGCAAAGCGAATGTGCTTTTGCGAGCTACGCCTCAGAAGTTTTTGACGAACGCTCAGGGGCAGTTTTCAATTCTGTTGCCGCGTGATTCGTTCGCGTGGATCGAAGCTCCTATCGATGGATTTTTCATCGCGGGCGGGTTGCCTGTGCGAGTGCCGGACGCGGGCAGCGCGGAATTGTTGACTCTCGAACCTGTCTTCAAGTTTCCTGAGAGCGTGCCGGTTGGTGTGCCTCCTGCCGGGACGCTGGGCATTCGAGACAACGGCTCTGCGCTTGGCCTGTTCGACACTGTAGATTTCAAAGCGGGGTTCGACCTGACGGACAACGCGGGAGTGATCGAGATCGTGAGCAATCCTGCTCAAGCTCTCGGTTTCACCCCGGCGAATGCAGCGGCTCCATTCATCACGATCAGCGCGGACGCGAATCTGAGCAATGAGACTCTTCTTAATGCGGTGATCGGCAAGGGTACGCTCGCATCGAGGCCCGCAGCGGGCATAGCTGGGCGGCTCTACTATGTGACGGATTCAGGCAGCGAGCGATGGACAAGGGACAATGGCTCAAGTTGGGAGGATGCTCCAATTCACTGGACTCAGGTTCTAGGCAAGCCTTCGACTTTTACACCGAGCGCGCATACGCACGTCAAAGCTGATGTGACCGACTTCACGCACGGGGCAAGCTCACATTCAGGCAATGTCTTTCCAAATGCCCCACAGGACTTGGCGAATTACATTGACATCGGGGAGATATCTGCTCCCACAAATCCGGCGAGCGGGAAACGGCGATTGTTCGTTGATCAAGCGACCGGAAAGCTCTCTGTTCGCACTTCGAGCGGCACGATAGTGTCACTTGAAGATACCCTCGGCACTTCGGTACTTAATGATCTTTCGGACGTGACGATCAGCGGCCCGTCTGCTGGCCACTATATCCGCCACAACGGAACCATCTTTGTGAATTCAGGGCTTCAGGCAATCGATCTGCCAACTGCCATTGATGCGGCGAAGATCGCGGATGGTTCTATTTCGAACACCGAGTATCAAGCTCTCAATAACATTTCGGGAAACATCCAATCGCAGATCGACGGCAAGCAGGCAGCGGGAAATGATCTGACTGCGCTGGAAGCTCTGGCTTCAACTGGAATCGCTGCGCGCACAGCCACAGATACCTGGGCGCTGCGGACGATCATTGGCACGACAAATCGAATCACCGTCACCAATGGCAATGGTGTGAGCGGCAACCCGGCCCTCGACATCGGCAGTGATGTCGTTACACTGAATGGCTCACAAACTCTCACCAATAAAATACTGACCAATCCGACAATCGCTTCGATCATCAACACTGGCACGGTCAGTTTCCCTACTTCAACTGACACGCTTGTAGGAAAAGCGACGACAGACATCCTGACCAACAAGACGCTCGATGCGGAAGGCACGGGAAATGTTCTCACCACAGTCAGCAAAATCCTGTTCGATGGGGGGGCTTGCAACGGAGCGACGGCAACTGCCAATTGGGATTTGCCCACCAGCAATGCTCCCACATCCAGTTGTACAGGCACGACGACGACAGTAGGAACTTTGGATTTTGCTGATGGCTCGACCACTTCAGCAACCCGTCAATTCAGGTTGCCTTCTGATTGGACGGGAAATATCGATGTCAACCTTCTGTGGCTGGCGAATGCAGCATCATCCAACGCCGTGCGCTGGCAGGTGAGTTGCGGATGTAAGGCTGACAGTGAATCAATAGACACAGGGCCGTCATACAACACTGCAAGCGCATCGAACACGGCCTACACGGGAACAGCCAATCAGAGGAAAACGACCAGCTTCACATCGATCAGCACAACAAATTGCGCGGCGAGTGAAACGCTGTGGTTGCGAATTGAGCGGGTAGGCGGCGACGGCGGGGATACGCTTGCTGCCACTGCGCGACTGTTGCAAGTCGAAGTCACTATCAGGAGGGCGCAATGAAAAAATTACTCCTGATAGCGTTGATGCTCGTTTTGCCTTCTCTGACCTATCCGGCAGGATTCTTTGCCACGCTGACAGTGTTTCCTGATCCGGGAAAGCCGGGAACGACAAGCGTTGACGGGGATATCGGCACGAATGGCATGTCGACTTATGCGGCGGCTCGTTCCACCGCAGACTGTACGGATTGCTCTGGATCAACACTTGGCACAACAGAGAATAGTTGTACAAAGTTAGCCTCTCCCTGCAATCAGCTTAGTTGCAGTGTTATTCGGTTTCTGCTCAATTTCGACACCTCGGCGTTAGGAGCGGGAGCAACTATCACAGCGGCCACGCTGTCAGTAACGCCGTCTTTGATCGCACGAGACGATCACGCCGATTTTGTTCGCGTTGTCACAAATGGAGGCGCATCCAACAACGATTACAGCACGAGCGACTATGGCACATTTGGAACAACCGCGCAGTCAAATGATGTGAATGTAAGCTCGATGTCGGCAGGAACCTATGTTGACTTCACGCTGAATGCGACGGGGCTTTCTAACATCAACAAGACAGGCATCACCAAGTTTGCCTTGCGCTGCGGTATGGACATCAACAATACGGCCCCGACGCCAGCCGATAGCGACTGTGCAACCAACTCCGCAGACGGGACAATAGTTTTCTACAACTCCGCAGATACTTCAGGCACGGGGAGCGATCCCAAGCTTGTAATCACCTACACGCCAGCAACAGGCGGGCGAAAACGCACGGTGGAGATACCAGGCGGGCGATGA